TCTGATTTACATAGACCAATTGTTCCTAGTTTAGGGGGTGATTCAACTCCCCACCGATTTAATTCTTCAAAAAAGATACTATAGTCTTTTCTCTTTAATTTTCTATACCAATCACGCTTTCCTTTTGGAACAGTAAAACCATAATGACCTAATACTGTACGAACCAAAGACAAGCAATCACCAGTTCCATGCTTTACAGGATCAGAGCCTAAACGATATTTAAGTCCTATTAATTCATGTGGCTTCAACGATTTTGAATTGTTCCTGTTAAAGGTAGTTGCTTACATTGTTCTGTAGACAAAGATTTTTGAGGGACATTTGCACCAACAGCATCAATAGCAGAACTTAATAGCAATTCAATTGATTCTGGATCGTATCTCATGCCAGAAGCCAACCAATACTCCTTCGTTAACATTGAATTTCTAGAAAAATCAGTATTCATAAGCCATACTTCAACTTCAACGTAATACCCTTCTTCAACAAATTGATTAACAAAGCCCATACTTAAAGGACTATTCGCAAGGACTAAAGAGGCTTCTAAATTATCTCCTGTTCTATTCATCGCTGCACCTTGATAAATAAAAGATAAATAGGTATGACCATTTACATTTGCATCGTATTTTCCATTTTGAAATTTATTTAAATTTAAAGTCGTTCCATCAGGAGCACTAAAAGAAGGAGGAGTGTTTCCATCTTTGTCAGTCACAGTAACAAAAGCAGTTAAGGCAACAACAGTCATTACATTCCTAACCTCGATCTAGCACTTCTACTATTCCTTAATGTAGATAAAGTTCT